AATTACAGAAGATGTCTGTGGGCCAACAGGAGTAGTAAAGTCACTGAGTCTTGCAGGAGTTGCAGGAGAGGCTGACGTATTTGGAACTGTTGTTGCATTGCCAATGTTAACAGGCGTAGATACAAAATCACTAATGTTGTCATATACTGTTTGGATAATATTACTGCCGTTACTGGTTACAGCATTGCTTGTGCTATTGCTACTTCCTGTAGATCTGTCCACCGGAGCACCAGTGCCTGTTCTAGGCTCACCAGTATTGATTCTGTCAGTACCAAACACATTAGGCAATATAACATCAGTAAGGGGATTCTTTCCACGAAGAATACTACCCACAGCTCGTTCTAAATCTTTTTCCAGTACTCTACCCAAGTCTAAATCTTTGGTATTGTTAAAAATAACTCCGCCTTTAATAATAGCACCAAGTATATTTCCATTGAACAGATCAGTTGCTACAGTATTTGCAGCATCAACAAGTCCTCCCTGATAAAAGACGCTATCCCCAAGACCGCCGCCAAACACACCAAGAGGACTAGGTGACTTGTCGTAGTGTATGTCACTAAATCCTTTAGGGTTAATGTTGTTTACAAATCCAGTTGCATATTTGACAGTTTCGTATTGAATTGTCATGTTATGTTGCATAACACCAGTGTTTGCATAACTATGACTGTCATGCCCAAAGGCAGTAAGCATGGGATTAACCAGGGTGTATTCAGCAAATCTTTTTTGCAACATAGAATAAACTCTAATGTCTTTAAAGAATCGTTGATTACCGTCGCTCATACCATAATCTTCGCTTGTATATCCGCCATAACGATCATTTGTACTATAACTACCGCTGCCCAAATTATACTTACTATCGTTGTAATAAAAGTTAGCATACGTATGCAGAAAACTTCTAATTAAATCTTTCTGATCGTCGTGAAAAGTAATTGTTACCGGATTATAGTTTAGCTTGTGTTGACTATGCACTTGTCTGTTATACTGATTGTGAGTCTGAGTATCAATGTTAAATGTAGGCAAATCAATAGTTTTAACCAACATGTTAATTTCCATCTTATCAACAGAATTAAATAGTGTTGCTGCTTGTGGAGTGAGATTAAAAACTACATGAAAGAGATTGCTGAAGCGAGGCTGTAGTTCATAGTTATTATCAACAAACAACCTGGCTGCATGCTGAAAGTCTTTGATCTGATCGCCTTTTGCAAGGGCATTTAAAATAGTATTAGCACTAGCCACAGATATCTCCTTATTATAACTATTTATGCTGTTAGATTATGTGTATACTTTACAAAAAAACCCCCCGAAAGATTCGGAGGGTCTTTGTAATTCTATAGTAAAGGGCTATTAGCCTGTTACTGTTTGTCCAATAGCTCTTGCTACTGTAGCACCTACGCCATCGCCAATTGGGCTTTGGATAGCATTATCAAATCTAATGCTTGCTGTAATAGTAACTGGCTCACTTGATGTATAGTTGAGATCATTATAGTTAACGTTAGTTAAGAAACAACCATATAATTCCCAGGTTTCAAGGACGTTTGCTGTACTTGCGCCGTTACCACCGTCTAATATTTCAAAACGTGTAATAAACTTGTAGTCAATTCCTGAACTAGCACTGGCTTGTTCCATGATATCAAACTGCTTCTGTACTTGCTCTCCAAGTAGTCTGCTAACGCTGCCATTGACATCGTCACGGAAGTTAACTGTAATTGGGTCCCATGAATGTTTACCAGCAATGTATGCTCGGCTGTTATAAACTGGAATTTCAATTTCTTCAAATGTTAAGTTTGGACGAGTAATGTCCATAACTTGTTTAGTTAATTCTGTACGGGGAGTAGACACACCAAGATTCTCAAATAACGCACGGAAGCGATACTTTAGCTTGGGCATTAGCAAGCCCTGTGCAGATGCTGATTGATCACTGTCTAATGGTACAGTAAATTTTGTTAATGATGAAACGGACATGTGTCGTGTCTCCTATAATATATGTTAAAAGTATTTATCTATTCTGGGCCACAAAAAATGGGGGGTAAAACGTATACCCCCCATTAATTTCATTATTCTTTGTGCTTTAAACAGCGTTTGCTGAGGCTACGTTACCTGCTCCAATTTCACCTGTGTTCTTTAGGCGAATCGGAATAAAGATAAATTCAGCAGCCTTAACTGGCTCAATTGCAACATCAACATATAGTTCGTTGCGATCAATTCTTGTTGCTGTGTTATTTGTTTCATCACAAACTACCAAGTAGTCGTAAATGCCACGCTTTGCAACCAAGTCGTTCATAATCTGTTCAACTTGCTCTTTAAGCTCATCACGTGTAATCTTGTCGTTTGGCTCAAACACATAACCTAGTGCTGTTGCTTGTAATTGGCCACGTAAATAACCAGCCAAGCGTGATACGTTAATACGATCCAGTGAACTTGAAGTTGCTGCACGGGTCTTGTTACCGTAGTTCATTAATCCAACACCATTAAAGAATGTAATTGGGTTAACTCTATTAGTGTAAAGTGTATCACGTAGTGATTCTCTAACGTTGTCTACAACAAACTCACCAGTTGCACTGTTGATGTAACCAATAGCACTGGCATTGTCAACTAGTCCACGGCGTGTTCCTGCTGGAGCAAACCATGGGAAGCTCTGATCATCGCTTCTAGCAATGGTTCTTAGCGCCATATGACTTGCTGGAACAACAATAGTGTTACCACTGAGGTCGTTTGTCTGACCAGCTGGATAAAATACACCTAAGTAAGGATCTGCACTTGTCAATCCGTCTTCACTGTTGTCTGTTACTGCCGCGGTATTGCTTGCCCAGTTCTGGATTGCAGTACTAGTAGCAGCAAGTCTCATGCTTGTGTCACCTACAACAAACGCTGTGTTACGTCTATCGTTATTAAGTGATACCATGTTATTAATTAGTTCTGGATATCCAGGTGCTGCAATAATGTTAAAGTTACGTGCATCTTCCCTGAGTGCTTCACTGTTATCAATAGCTGATTTCAAACCTGCAACAACAATTTTACGAACAGCCTTGCGTCCCATATAAGGACTACCGTCATCTTTGTTGCCACTAATTGATACCCACGCATCCTTTTCTGTTGGAAGTGTTGGGTAAAGTGTAGTGTCACTGAAGTTTGTTCTGCTAAAGTGGTTGCTACGGAATTCTTTCACGTTGTATGAACTACGTCGTGTGTTGAATAGTAACATGCCTCTTGGATATAAACTAGCATCTGGTACATCAATGTCAGTAACATCGCTGGTTAACAATGCGGCTGTTGTTGTAAGTGTGCCAGTAACTACGTCTGTAGTTGTGTCGCCCATAAAGCGAGCATCAGCAAACAAGATACCATCTTCAGTTGTTTGGTCTGTTTTATCGACTAATACCCAACGGTTTTCACTGTCTACAACCTGATAACGATAAAGCATTGGATAGTTTTCCAAATCACCAGTATCGATCCACAAATCACCAACTACTAGTGCAGTTTCGTCAATTTGTGTAGTAGGCTCTGTTGCAGCAAAAATAACACCAGTTGAATCAGTGTTGCTCAAATCATAACCACGAGCATCGCTTGTTACATTCTGATAACCTTTCCAGTTTGTGCCGTCGCTGATCATAATATCAGCTTCTGTACCGCCATGATACCAACTACGTGTGTTAAGTGGATCTGAACTTGGTGCGGTGCTGCTTGCAGTGTAAGTAGGTGCAACCCAGTTACTTAGGATTAAGTTACTGTCGTTACCTGCTCTAACTTGCCCAGTTGTGATTGCAGTACTAAATCCTGCATCAGCTACTGGAGTACCACTGGTGTCTTTAAGTACAACAGTGCCACCAAGTGCATGTGTGATTTGCAAGTAACCTGAACTAGTTACACTTGCACTAACGTTTGCTACACCAGCACCAGTAATGTCAGCAGCAATATCTGCAATGCCTGTTCCACTGGTTGTTACTGTAACTGCGGTTGAAAGTGCAGTGCTGTTTGCAACACTAGCTTGGATTGTAAATGTGTTACCGCTTGTAATTGGAGCGGCTGCATTTACTGTGCCTGTAACATCCATTGCGCCAGTTGCATATCTGCGGAACAATTTAAAAGTTGCCGTGTCATTTTCAGTAACATCAAACTGCATGTAATAACTTCCAACAGCAATTGCTTTTCCGCCAGTTGCATCAAGGTTTTTGTTTGCAGTGCGATCGTTTTCATAAAGTGGAACACTTACGCTTTCAAACTGTGCAGTTGTTGAGCTGTATACACTAACATCAACAAGTGCACCTAGGTTACTTGAAGTTGTCTTAACCCAAGTACTGCCTGCTGGGCGCGGTGTTGTGTCTGTACTCTTCCATTCTGGAACAGTGTAGTGTGCGCTCTGCTGGATGAGAGGACATGCAAATGTTCCTGCTGTTAAGCCAGTGTCTGTTAGGATTGTTCCTGTACCGTTAGCAAGAAGGATTTTACCGTCGGTTGTTGAACCATCACTAGCTGCTGAACTTGTAGCATAAATTTCAACTTTGTTATCAACTGCAGATGCTGTAACACCAGTAATAGAGGCGTTTACAATACTTGATGCAAGTGCAGTAACAGTTGTTCCACTAAGTGTAACAGTTGAGCCGTTAATTGTAATAGTGTTGCCGTTTGTTAATGTTGGGCTTGCTACTGTGCCAGCAGTTGTTGGCCAGCTCTGCTGCCAGCTTGCGCTACCGACTAGTACCCACGCATTGCTACGGTTTTTGTAGTATACTGGATTGCTTGTGTTAGTTGCTACAATAGCATAGCTACCAATTGTTCCAATCGATGCTTTAGGAATACCGCCAGATAAATCGTCAGTGCTAGTAATAACTGTTGGAACCTTGTTTGTAAATGTGCCAGCTGTCTGACTCCATTCGAAAATCCCCCAGCGGCTATCACTGCCAGTGTCTAACCAAACAACACCGTTGCTTGGAGTACCAAGTGGTCTGCTAGTGCTTGATGTTAGCTCTGCTAAGTCAACATCTGCACGGGTTACATAAACTCGGTTACTGGATCCTAGAAGGCTGTAAGCAGCCATCAATCCATATTCGTTAATTTCGTGTCCATTAATAGGAGTACCACTAGCAGTCTGATAAAATAGTGGATTACCAAAGGTTGATACTAGTTCTCTCTGACTACCAATTAGATATGTGTTACCTGCGTTTGCAGCAGTTGTTCCAGGTGCGGTTCCAGTTCCGGTTCCACTGGTCTTGTCTTGGGCTGTTGCTACGATAATTGATGCTACTGTTCCAGCTGTATTAGCAACATAGTTGCTTTCATCAATTACTGTAACTTCTACGCCGGGTGATACTAAAGCCATGTTTTTTGCTCATCCTTCATATAAAGATTTATTAAATATATTTATCGAATGCAACGGAAAACACTGTATTTAGGGGCAACCTTTAAAGGATCATTAGTTCTACGCTGATAAGTAATAGCATGAGACCAGCATGTTTACAATGTCAGACCAACCCAGCCGCAGTAAATTATCATCGTAACGACAAGATTTACTATCGCAAATTATGCAATCAATGTCTTAAGGTTGAAAAAAAACTATCCACACCAAAGAAATCCAGGTGGCAACTAGCTGGGTATCAGAAAAAGGCGGCGTGTGAACAATGTGGATTTAAACCTGTGATGGCTGGCCAACTAGAAGTATTTCAAATCGACAGAAATCAGCAACACGTTGCCACTGCTAATTTAAGAACAGTTTGTCTTAATTGTAACTATGAGTTGTCTAGGACGGGATGGACTCAGGGAGATCTGACAGAAGATCTTTAACTACTTTATTTAAATCTTCTATGGATCCGTCATTTGTAATTAAATAATTTGGTGTAACGCCAGCCCAACTATATTCACTGGCATGAACATCTGGATACATTACATGCATATCATCTGGTTGCTTGGCTGCAAAGT